GTCGAGCCGGGTGTCGCGATCGACGCGGGTTCTTGCGGCGGCGGGCAGCGGTTCGTCTTCATCGTCGGTTGGCAGGGGTGGGGGCGGCTGATTATTCCGGGTTTTCGATCCCTTCGGCCTTCCCGGACGCCTTTTCTCAGTGTCCGCGCCCAATAAATGGGGAATAGAACCGTTTGAAGACTCGATTTCGGTCACATTTGCCATCTGAAAGCCCTTCCTTTGTGCGTTTTGCACAATTCCAGCTTAGCTTAGCGTATTGTAACGTCCGTTGGACAGAAAATAAGTTCGCATGGCATGCTTGCCTCTGCTGATGCCTGCTCTGCGAACCTCATCGCCTGGTCCGATGTATCCAGCGATCGCGCTCGATCGTACGCCGGCATTCGAAGACACCGACCGCGCCACGCGTCAGACCGTAGAGAAGATGTGCGAGCTGATCCGCGCGTCGATCAGCGACCCGCAAACAGATCCGACGTTGCAGAACATAGCGGCCGACATCAAGCAACGTTACTGCTGGGGCTCTTGCGATCCCGGCGCGCTCGCGTTCGGCGTGTTCTGGTGGGTGAAGCATCACATTACGTTCCGCTCGGACGAAGGCACGATGTTCCAAGTGGGCGAGCCGAATCAACAGGACTTGCTCATCCGTCCGGACATCTTGGTCAAGATGCAGAAGCCGTCAGAAGACTGCGACGGCTTCACCATGCTGACTGCGGCGCTCCTTACGATCCTCGGTGTGCCGGTGGTGATCGCAACCGTTGCGGTCGACCTCGAAGACCCGACGCGCTGGTCGCATGTGTTCCTCTGCGCGATCGTCAACGGCCGCGTGATGCCGCTCGACACGTCGCACGGGAAGGCGCCTGGCTGGATGGTTCCGCGGTCGCGCATCAACCGGTGGCAGACGTGGACGCTCGACGGGCGGCCGGCGGATGTGCAGATCCCGACGTACCACGGGCTCAATGGTTATTCGCGGTCGGGAGTCGGACAAGTGCGCGGGGCTTCGGTGTTGCCGTTTCCGATGCGGCGTCGGCTTGCGCAGATTGCGCGGGGAATGTCGGGCCTCGGTCAGACGTGCATCAGTCAGGATGAGGCTGGTAATTGTCTGGAGTATGACAACTCCGGGCCGCTGGGAAGCTCACCGGGCATAACTGAGGTACCCGATCCGATCTCTTCGGCGGAATACTGCGATGTGGGATGGACGTTAACCGGTCCAGGGGTTTGCAGTCAGGCCGTGGGAGGCGCAACTAAACCCGCGTCGGCGTCCCCGAACTATGCGGCGCTCGTGTCCTCTATCGCGAACGCGGCAAGTTCCGACCTGAGGGCGGTGATCCAACAACCGGCCGCGTTGCTGCAAGCGCAGACCTGGGCGAACCTGTCCGCGTATCTGCCGATCATCGGCGTGGGAATTCTGGGCGTGATGTTGCTGAGTTCCGCGATGGGGGGCAAAAAGTGAATGTACGTACGCTCCAGGGGCTTCGGTCAAACCAGCAGCGAAGGGAGTTCATTCAATCCGGCATCTCTCTTTGGGCCAATCGCTTCTTTGGCTACGACTCTTTTCAATTTTACGCAAACGTCGGCCACGCAGCGGGACGACACTACTTCGTTCGCCAACTTCGCCGAAGTCCAGATGCAAAACAATCTGACGCAGTTTCAGAACTGCCAGATTTCGCAGGCAACGGCGGAGGCGAATTTCAATACGATCTGGCTGTGGCTGGTGCAGCAGTGCTCGCAGCCGCAGTTCGGAACTGCTGGCGGCGCGTGTGTTCACGACCGGCAGGCGGGCGGAAAGTTCGATTGGTTTGCGGGCTACCTGACGCCGATTCAAACGTCGACGGTGGTTTGTCCGGATACATCGGCGGCGACGACGAACTCTGGCGCTTCGTCGACTCTTGCGGGAATCCCAAGTTCCTATCTGTGGATAGGCGGCGGCCTTTTGGCGGCTTGGCTGGTGACGAGGTGATATGGGCTATATGAGATCTTCCGGCCTCCGCGTCGTCACCGTCCCCAATGCCGGGTATGCGCGTGTCCCAGCGAAACGGCTGCGCCTCATTCTGCTCCCTCGCGTTCGTCGCGGCATGGGCGCAACGGGCTCGGATGTGAACTCCTGCACGCCCCCGAATTCCTGGAACCAGTTCAAGGGCGTTTGCTGCGCTCCTCCCGGAACTCCCGCGGCGGGTGATCCGTGCTCGATCCTGAACGATCCCGGCTATCTGGCTTCGCAGGCTGCGGACGTAGGGCCGATTGGTCCGAACGGCGTGCCGTTGTCCTCGCCCTCGTTTGCGGACTATCCCGGTTCGCCTACGCGCCTGGCTGACATCGCGCAGTATCCGAACAACGTTCAACAGGACGTGCAGGTCTGCTACACCAATCCGGGGGCGTCGTTCGTCGACTCGGTTGGAATGCGGGTAAACTGCCCGGCTCAGAAAACGCAGATTGCACCGGGCGGGCCGGGGAATAACGGTATCTGGGTTTCTTCGTTTCCTTACTCGCAGCTCGCCTCGATGCTCGCGCCTTCGATCACGGCAACGGCAAACCTTGTAGGTAATGCTCCATTCGCCCTCGCTCCATCGAATCCCGGTGAGGGCATCGCGAAGACTCCGGCGGCGGGCGCCCCTGCCGTCTCCGTCAAACTCGTGAACGGTTCGGGCGGGTCCAGCTCGTCATTCAACGTGGGGGATTCGTGGCAGGTCATTGTTACCGGGCCTCCCAACTCTGCGGTGTCCGCGTCCGCTTCGCAGAATGGGACATCGCTTGGCACTTCCCCGATGGGAACGATTGCCGCGAATGGTCAGCTTGTTCTGCAAGGGACGTTTGCGGCTTCGCAAGTGGGGCAGTGGACAGAGACATGGACAGTCGCGGGAAAGAACGCGGGCTCGGTTTCGTTCTCGGTCGCGGCTCCCGGTAGTTCCGGTGGTGGTGCCGGGGGCAGCGGCGGGTCGGGTGGTGGTGGCAATGGTTCGGGCGGCGGCGGGTCGCAGAATAGTTCGAGCACTTCAAACCCGTTCGGCTTTCTGACCAACACTTTCAATATCGGCAGCGTAGCAATTCCGATCTGGGCGGGGCTAGGCGTGGGGCTGGTGGGACTTTTCATGTTGGGGAAAGGGCGCTGATGGTTTGGCCTACCCGTACTTTCGTTATCACCTCAGCCCGTGTGGGTTCGACATGGGAGGGTTTCAGTGGCGAATAGCAACAGCCTTTTCACGGTCGCATTGGTTGGCGGCGCGGCGTACTTGCTTTATAACTGGTGGACCTCGCAACCAGCGGCTACAACGACCACGGGAGGCGGAACCACCGGGGGCGGCACGACCGGCGGCGGAACCACGGGCGGCGGCACTCCCACTCCACCAGCTACCCCCGCGACCACGCAATACACCGGGGCTGCTGATCTTCTGGCGAACGGCATCGCCCTGACGATCAAGCTGGCACAGATGACGGCGACGCCCAGCAGTCCGCCTCAACTGAACATCGACCAGTGGAATTATTACTACGCGCAGATCCCCGACGCCACTCCGATTACGGGCGATCAGCTCAACGCCATGTTGGCGAAGGCGGGCGCAACCGGCGCGAATCGTAGCTACGTGCTCATGTCCCCTGGTCAGTACGTCGGCTTACTTCAATCGAGCGGAGTTCCGGGACTATCCGGTTATCTGAGAAACGGTGGCTTTGGTTATTACGGCCTCGCCGATCTCCGAAGGGCAGGGAGGCGCTAATGTACGTGCGCGGCGTTGGGCAAGCCGATCTCACAAGCTGGGGTTACATCTCCCCGTGCGGGCCGAATGGCGCGGCGGGCGCGGCGGCGGCGAGTACTCCATCGGCGAATCAAGCGCTGGTCTGGGGCGGGTTTCTGGTGGCGGGGATTGTTCTCGTTGGACTGTTCGGAGGGAACCGGTAATGGCGTACCTGCCTCAGTCCCAAATCGTGATGCCCGCGCGTGGCGGGATCTCCGCGCAGACCTTTGGAATCTCGGGGCGCTTCAATTCGATTGAGGGGCTTTCCGGTTTCGGGCAGGCGTGCCCGGCGGGGTTCACGATGGATTCGACTGGAACCTGTAGCCAGCCGAGCTGCGACTTTCCGTATGTGTTGAGCAACGGTGTTTGCGTAACGGGCGCATCGATAATTCCGGGAATCCCGGATTCCTTCGTTTACATCGGCGGCGTGGCGTTGTTGGCTGCGATTATTTTCGGGGGTATGCGGCGCTGATGTACATACGTGGCCTCGCACAGTTCGACTACGACACGAATCCGGGCGCGGAGTTCAATATCAACACGTCCGCGATTCCAACGGCGACGGCCACACCCTCCCAGATCGATGCGGCGTTGAACGCGATTGCAAAGTCTTCGTGTGCGGGGATTTGGAACCCGGCTGACCATTCGTGTTCCGATACCGGCGGTCCGTCGACGTGTCCATCGGGTTATGTTGCCTCAGGATTTACGTGTGTTGCGGCTCCTGCAGCGGGCGGCGGGGGCGGTTCGTCGGCAATGCCCAGTTGGGTGATTCCGGTAGCTGCGGCATTGGGCGGGCTCTTTCTGCTGATGGGGATGAGGCGCTGATGTACAACCGGGGCTTGGGTCAAGATTGCTCGGCTGGTCCGGCGTGCGCTTGGTACGACAACGTTTATGCGACTCAGGGCTGTCTGAATTGGTACGCGGCGTGCGATCCGACGAACCCGTTTTACGTGCTCAACACGAAGGGCCTGATCGTTGGCGGCGCGGGGGTGCTCGGTCAAACAGCCGGTAGCGCGGTTGCGGCGGCGGGTAATAGTTTTCTGGGGCTCGATCCGAGTTCGGGTATTCCCACATGGATTTGGGCGGTTGGACTTGTCGGGTTGGGCGTGATGCTCATTCCCAGATTGGTGAAGTGAAATATGGGCTATTCAAAACCACAATCCGGAATGGGTTGCTCTTGCAACGGGAAGTGCGGCGGCAACGATCCGATGATCGGCATGGGCTATTTCACCAGCATGGACCCGTCGACCTGGGGAGTCGCGGAGTGGGGCACGGTCGCGGGCGTGGTGTTCGTTGGCTCGAAGGTGATCGCCTCGCATCCGTTGGTGCGCAGCGGCCGGAAACGCGCGGGCGCGGCGGCGTCGAAGGGCGCGTCTTCCTTGGGGAATATCGCGCTGCTCGGGATCGGCGCTTACGGGTTGTGGTGGCTCTATTCGCAGTATCAGGCGGGATCGTTGACGCTGCCGGGGTTGGGGGATTACCAGCAGCAAGGTTATGTGAATCCTCAGATTTTGCAGAATCCAACGCGCACTAGTGCGGTACAGGTTCCGATTGGTTGGGCGGCGTAAAGCTTTTTATGTTGGCCTCGGTTAACAATTCGGGACGACGGGCGCTACCTGTTCGACAGGGTGGTGTGCGGGAATGCGGAGAACTTCAACCGCTGTTTGTGTTGGGCCGGATTCTCATCATGCTCAAAACCCTGACACCGGAAGAACGGGTCTACACGGTGCTCCGCGCCGAATCCCTTCTCAGGGTTTACGGTCACTACTTCCCTCCGCCGACTGTCGAACATGATTACTCCGACGTGCAAGGAGGTGATCGATGAGGCCAAAAAGAAAGAACTCCTCAAACACCCTCTTCGATGCTGCCTACGATCTGGGAACCCTCACCCCGGCAGGTCAGATCATCTCAACCGCAGGGCAGGCGTTTAAAAAGCACGTCAAGAACAAAGCGAAGGCAAAACACCGCCGTCGTCCGGTTCGCGTGGCAACCTCGCGCGGCAACAAAGGGAAGATCGAACGTTTCTACATCCGCACGAACCGAGGATCGCGGCGCAACCCGGAACAACCGGCAGGCGACCGCTATGAATACTTCCACGGGCGGAAAGCGGACGTCGACACGGACGTAACGGAAACGATCAAGTACCACGCGGTGCTATCGGGAATCGGCAAACTCGTATCACTCGAAATCAAGGCGATCAACGGCAACCGGAAAGTGCTGCTCTCGAACTTCAAAGGCGCACTGCTCGCACAGGACGAAAAGGGCAAACAGCTTTACATCGTGGGCGGCGATCAGGCGGTAAGTCTCAAAGACTTCGGCATCGCGCAGCCGCATGAACTCGAAATTCTCGGGGCGCTCACGTGCGTGGTGTACTTCACGACCAAAGACCACCTGAGGCCGGAAGACGGCGGCACGGCGAACTATAAACACAAGTTCGGCGACGGCGCGCGGACGTACAACTTCGGCAAGAACGGGACGCGCTTCCCCCTGGTCGGATACGACGTGCGAAACAAGATGCTTTCGATTCAGGGCGGGGACTACGACTTGCCAGCAGAGGGGATTGACGGATGATCTGCGAAGTGCGGGATGGTCGAGTTCATTTCGAAGGCACGGTAGCGGAGCAAGAGCAGTTTGTTTCGCGCGTGAACACGTTCTTCGATGAGAATCCAGATGTTAGGCTGACCCCCGAAGAGTTCGTCGCGAAGTTCGCGCAGTCAGTGGAGGGGATCGATGGCTAAGTATCTTTACTACGTCACTCAGGAAGGTTACAAAGTCGGCGGTGCGCACGATACGAAAGCCGATGCTAATGCGGAGAAAGCGCGCTTCGTTAAACGTGCCAAAGAAATCGGCGCAAGGCGCAACTTCCGAATCAAGCGGGTGAAACAGATGGCAAATCCACAATTCGGCTCGTCCGCGTGGCGAAAGAAATACGCTGCAAAAGCAAAACGAAACCGGGCGGCGGCGGCGCGCAAGAACAAGCCCAAGCGCAAGGCGAAGCAACGCAAAAAGACCGCATCCCACCGGCGGGGAACGGCGGCAAAGAAGAAACGCATGGCTTCGATGATCCGTGGCAACCCGCCCGGCAACTGGACGAAGGTAAAGGCGTTCCGCGTGGTCAAGAAACACGGCCGCGCAGTGCTGGAGGTTCGCAAGTAGTGAACTTCATCTTCATCAGCTCGCCCAGCTTCGAACCGTGGGACTGGACCAATCCCGACGTGCAGGGAATCGGCGGTTCTGAAACCTCGCATATAGAAATGTCGAATCGCCTTTCTGATCGAGGACACCAGGTCCACTCCTACGCGCCTACGCCGTTTGAAGACCGGCGCGTCAACCCGCACGGCGTGACCTGGGAGCAATGCAAGTTCGCGGACGCGAAGAAAGACGGCGTGTGGATCGTCTACCGCGACCCGACCGTAATCGACGGAATCCCGGAAGGTCAACCGATTTGGCTCATCTGCCAAGATGTCGACTACCCGACGTTGACGGAAGCGCGGGCGAAGCGACTCACCCGAATCGTGGGCCTCTGCGAAACCCACGGGCGCTATCTGCGCTCGCGCTATTCGTTTGCAGAGGACAAGGTGTGCATTTCCTCGAACGGCATCAAGTCGGAAGAAATCGCGCGAGCGCTGCTCGATCCCCCGGCGCGCAACCCGAAACGGCTCATGTACGCATCGAGTCCCGACCGCGGACTGCTGTACCTCGCGATGATCTTCCAGCGGGCGCGTGAACTGATGCCCGATCTGGAGTTGCACGTCTACTACGGCTTCGACAATATCGAAAAGATCATCGACAAGTTCCCCGGTGTCCGCAAAAAGACCAACGAAATTCGGAAGATGATGGACCAGCCGGGCCTGGAGTTCCACGGGCGCATGGGACAGCCGGAACTGATCCGCGAATGGCTGAAGGCCGGCATCTGGTGCCATCCGTCCAGCTTCGCCGAAACGTCATGCATCACCTGCATGGACGCACAGGCCTTGGGCGCGATCCCGATCACAACGCCAACGTGGGCGATCGGCGATAACGTCGAACACGGCGTGTTCATCGAAGGCGATCCCTACAACTGCAAGCTGACGCGGGCGCGGTACGTGCTCGAGCTGATGAAGCTCGTGAATGACCCGATCCGGCAGGAAGGCATTCGCGAAAAGATGATGCCTTGGGCGCAAGCTCATTTCGGCTGGGATCACTTCGTCGACCAGTGGGAAGACTGGGCGCGCATAGACACTGGCGCTGTGAAACCGTCCTCACGCGTCAAGGAGGTCCACGCTTGAACGATTGCCTCCGAGATCCGCTTATCTATAACGGGCAGTTTCCCTTCCAGGCGAAGTACGCAACCGGGCGCGTGCTCAACGTCGGCTGCAACTCGGACGGAGCGGGGTTCCGGCAACGGGGCGGGGTGAACATCGACTTGTTCCGCAAAGACGACCACACCGGCTGGGATCTCCCGGTCGACGCACAGGCCGACGCGCGGCGGCTCCCGTTCGGCAAGAATTCGTTCGATTCGGTTGTGCTGGGAGAAATCCTCGAGCACATGCAGACGCACGATGCGGTTGCTTCCTTGCGCGAAGCGAAAACGGTGTTGAAACCGGGCGGGCGAGTGGTCGCAACCATTCCGCATGACGACCGCGGCGGGCCGGATCACATCCCGGAATACGCTCCCGGCATCGCGGCCTATCACTACCGCGAAATCACGCGGTGCGAGTTTTTCGATTGGATCAAGGCGGCGGGGCTCAAGCTGATCGTCTGGGGAAAAATCGTTCACGTGTGGGGCAAAGAGGGAACGGGGATTGTCGCGGTGTGCCCATGATGAATCTCGACAAAATGCGCGCGCTTGCGTTAAGGGACACGTGCCCGATGTGTTTTGGAGAACTCGATACAGGCTGGGAATGCAACAACTGCGGTTACGACGCAAAGCCGCTTGTCGATGGTGAAAAGCTAATCCGGGGACCGATGGCAGGAGAGGCCAATTCAACATGCTAGACCGAACCAAAAACATCGGAACTATCGGCTACATGGGCGGACTGATGAGCCTCCCCGAGCCGTTCGCCTGGTCCTTCGCGAATATGCTGCTGTTCACGCATGAAGCCGTTTGCCAACCGGGGGAACGGATCAAACCGGCGCGTACGGGCTATTCGTTCCATTCGGCGGGCCGGAACGACCTGGTGTCGCAAATCTCCGGGGACTGGCTGCTGATGCTCGACACGGATTTAGAGTTCGACCCGGATTTCGCAGCGCGGCTGATTACGATGTTCGAACGGTACAAGCTCGACATCGTGACCGGGCTCTACGCCTACAAGAATCACCCGGAAGTGGCAGTAGTCCACATGCTGAACGAAGAAACCGGACGGCATGAACCGATTTCGAAGTGGGATGAATCGGTCGAATTGTTCGAGATCAGCTCCGCGGGCGCGGGGTGCCTGTTGGTCCGCAAATCCGTTTACGAACGGATCGTAACCGAACTTTATGAACCGCCGTTCCAGGTAATCGGGGCCTACGGCGAAGACCACTCATTTTTCATGCGGGCGCGCAAGCTCGGCATCAAAGCGTATTGCGCGTGGAAGGTCCAGGCCGCGCATCTGGGCTTCAAAGCCGTCGAGCACAAGCCCGACCACTCGCTATCGATCTGTAACGAATACACGGTGTCCGGCTACGGCGCCGCAAGGCAAGGAGAGATTCAACATGGCAATGCAAGTTAGCTATTTGTGGCCGACAGCCGGAGCACCCCCGACTGGCGCGGTCGCTGCAAAAGTTTCCACGGTTTCGGTGGGTCTGAACCCGACTAATTCGGGCGACACATCGCAAATCCTTACCCACGCCTTCAACCTCTCGAACGCGCAACTGACGCAAGGTTTCCCCTTCGTCTGGTTTGAACCGCTCGACTCGCTCGCGCAGGGCTCGAACTGGTTTCTGCTTTCGAGCGCACCGAATTTCGTGATCGTGGCCCGCGGAGCTACAACGGCTTCGCTCGACACAACGAACAATGTCCAGACCATCTGCCGCATGGAACGGATCTGGTCGGGTAGCAAGTAAACGGTTTTATGTTGGCCTCGCCGAACAGTCCGGGACATCGAGATATGAAGGCTCGACAGTGTAGGATGTCTCGGATTTCGGCGCGGTGGGCACAACCAATTCAAGGAGGCTGATACATGGCGGACGAACAGAAACCTGAAGTGCCGGAATTCGCGCAACCCCTGATCGACTATCTGGAAATGCAGTGGCATCCAGATCCGGCGCGGCATCCGGAGCAAGCCCAAAAGCTAATGGCTCTCCGCAGGGCGCTCGCTTTGCCCGATCCGCCAGAAGAAACGGCCCCTGTCGATGAAACGATAGATGACCTAGCCGCAAATTCCGGCGAGGCCAACAACCAGGAAGGAGAATAGCCCACCGTGGCAACAACAACCAGAATCACCCGCGTCGTAGGCAATCGCGGACGCGCGTTCGGCTCTCCTTCCAGGAGAAACAAGAGATCCAAAAAACGGGCGAAGCACGCGGCCCGTCGCAATACCGGCGAAATCCTCGCGTACACGCTCGCAACCGGTAACCCCGGTAGAAAGGCAAAGAGAAAAAAGATGGCAATACGCAAACGTAAGCTCAAGTTCGGTTCCGCGGCCTGGCGGGCGAAGTACGCCCACAAGCGAAAACGCACGAATCCAGGACGTCGACGGCGGCATCACGCAGTTTCACGGCATCGCCGGCGGTCGACCCGGCCCAACCCAGGAAGGCGCAGCAATATGCGGCGAACACACCGGAGAAATCCCGGCGAGGGCAACATCAACTCGTACCTGACGAACGCAACCTTCGCAATCGTCGGTGCGATCGGCTCGCGGCTGGGCGCTCAGTTGATCCTTGGCGCCAATAACACGGGGCCGGTTGGCTACATCGCAAATCTGGCCGTCGGCGGCGCGGGCTGGTGGGTGGCCGAAAAGGTCATGAAGAACCGGGAAGCGGCGAAAGGCATCCTCACGGGTACGCTGATCGGCGTGATTCTCCGGCTCCTGAACGACTACACGCCGTTCGGGCAGTACCTCAACAGTTGGGGCATGGGGGATTACCAGGTGCAAGGATTCGTGAATCCTCAAATCCTGGTCGATCCGACCAACAACTCGCAGGTTCTCGTTCCAACCGGATGGGGGGGCGCTGCGGCGCTTCCCTCCGGTGCTGCTGCGAGTCCGGTCATGGCGGGCGGCAATCGGGGCGGAATGGGCGCGGCAAGCTATGACGACGGCGGTTTATTCGGGCAGTCCAGCTACTAAGCCGGGCAGTCCTCAGATCAACAGATTTCAGCTTCAAATTTAAAGGAGATTTGAATTTATGGGAGCAATTCCAGCAACAGCCGCCTTCATGGGCCGCAACACTAATGCCTTCGTGGCGAACACCGTCGATCAGGAACCGTATCTCTACTGGGATGCCGGAACGCTGATCACGGCGGCGGGATCGCAGGTACAGACTACGTACTTCGCGTTTGCGATTCCTTCCGGGCAGCCGAATCCGGCGCTCGGTGCCACCAACAACAACAACACGAAGTTGCAGACGAACATGCAGACGGGTAACCAGTTTCCCCCGCCTCGCTGCTTGCTGCTCAACGCGATTTGCTTTCAGTACGCCTCGAACATGCTCAAAACGGACATCGACGCCATTGAGAACGGCGCGTATTTCGAGTTCAAAATCTCCGATAAGACCTTCTACGAAGGATATCTGCGGGATTGCCCGGCGGGCGCGGGGCTGATGGGCGCTTCGACGAACAACGGCGAATCCGTCTTTACCAACGGCTGGCCTACTCCGGCGGGACGGCGCACTTTCGGAACGTGGGCAAAGTACATTCCGCCGTTGACGCGGTTCTCGATCAACGTATATTTCAACGGGTCGAATAACATCATTGCCGGGACGGCGACGCCTCCGACGATGACGCCCTCGGGATCGGGCGGAACCGGAATGAACATCCGGATTGTGCTCGACGGTATCACCGCTCTTCCGGTGCAGTAGACTGGGATTGTGGGGTTCGCTCCGGCCTGGTGTAATCGGCAAAAGCACGTCCAGGGGCATCCTTGGAAGATGTCGGTTCGAATCCGTTAGCTGGTGATGAACCTCACAGTTTGAATGGGCAGGGAGTGGCTTCTGGCCGCTACCCAAAACGCCTTGCCTGTTCTTTTGTCGGCCTCATCGGGCGTTCGCGTTCTGAGGGGCCTCCATCGTTCGACATGGGCGGTAGCTGTCTATAACCGCCCTGTCGAACCATCGGTATCCCATCTGGCCGGGATCTACGGGTAGGCCAGAACAAAAAGAAGCCCTCCATGGCCTACACGCCCTTCACTAACGACTACTCCTCGGACATCGCAGGGCAGCAGCGTGCGCAAAACCGGCAAGCTTCACGCCGACAGCAAATAGCCCAAATCTTCGCGGACGGAAACAACGTTTTGGGTGGGCTGGTTCAGGAGTGCTGCTCCGATCCGGCCTTCGATGGGCAAGCGTTCTACGACGATACTTCAATCTTGGCCGCAAGTCTTGTGCCCGGGACCCCGGTAACGGCTGCGAATCCCGTCAATGGGATTTTGCAGCCGGCCGTACCTCTCACGCCGAACGACATCCTCAGTAAGTCGCTGGGCTTTCCGGTTCGCGCTGGGGGTGGGAGATGGCCGCGGCCGCGCATCCCGGCAAGCTTTCTGCGCAACGGTGCGCGGCGCTATCCGGATTACGGGCCGACGCTCGGGGCTCGAAGCTTGGTTCCAGATTGCCCGTGCGGGTTCGCCACTCAGCCGATTGTGATGTCCGCGCCTCAGCCTCCGGTATCGGTCGGCTCACCGATGCCAGCAGCTCCGCAGAATTGCCCGTATCCCGGTTGCTCGACGGGGAACATTTGCCTCGACCTAATCACCGGTTGCGTGTCGAATTCGCAGGTAACGCAGCAACAGGTGCAGGCTTGTACGCAGGCGGGTTATGCGACGTTTGGGAATTCAGGCACGTGGCTTTCGGCGATCATGCTCGGATGCGGCGGAAATCTTCCTTACCTTGGGACTCCGTTGCCGAATCCTCCGCAGGCTGTGGGATCGATGGAAATGATGTTGCTGCAGGCGAATTCGAAGGGGGCGGCAGCGTCTTCGAAGGCGAGGGGCATGGGTGGGCTAGGACAATCTGATAATTCAAATGTCGGAGGGTTCTTGGCAGCGGTCGGAGTTTTTGGTATGCTCGTGTGGGCTTTGAAGAAATGATGGTTTGGCCTACTCGCGCAACGCACTGCGCGGCGGGTTTTGTGGGTTCGACATGGACGAATTGAGAGACATCACGAAATGGGATCGGCGGCTATGATCATCCTTCGCCAGTTGTGCTGGTGGTTGCCGAAGTGCCGCAAATGTGGAAGCCGCGACCCTCTTTTCGCTGACCAATGTTTCAATTGCTCAGTCGCCGAATCGAAAGCGCAAATGTGGCGCGGCATCGCAGACGCTGCCGTTCAGTTGGCACCGTTGTTTGTTGAAGCTTTCACGCATCGAACCACCAGGAGCGTGCGACGCTTCGTGCGCAGAAATCCCCGGTTGCGATTGAAAGCCGCCCATTCCGATGAGTTGAAGGAATTGAGAAAAATGGCCGGGTTGCCTGAGTCCTCACCTGTCGAGCCTGCAAAGCCGACCGATGCTGCTGATAGCGGCGAGGCCAAGTAATGACAGACGGAAAACTCACAGCAGCAAAGCTACAAGCCTGCGTACGCTACAACTGCCCGCAGGGTAACTTCCTGCAACTGCCCTTCCCCGCTTCCATCTTCGAAATCGACTTGGACAACACGGACGGAACCGCCTTCCTCTCCGTACCAGGGCAGGAACTAAACGCGCCTCCAAGATACGACTGGCTGATCCACTCTTACTCCGCAATCGTGTCCCTGCCCTACACGTACATGCGCATTCAGTGGCCGGATGGGCACTTTTTTTCAAACACTCCGGTAGATATCTGGTCGATGGTGCAGACGGGGAGAAACGGGCGGCTGTTTGAGCGTCCGAAGTTTATCGAGAAAAACGGCGTGATCCGGATGGACCTTGGAACGTCGCAGACTGATGTTGTGAACGTGAAGGTGTTTTTTGAAGGGTGTTTGTTGATTCCCGCGTAAAGTCTTTTATGTTGGCCTCGTCACAGTTGAACGCTAAATCATGACCAACGGCAACCCGTTACTCTCACGCTGGGCAGGCGACATGTACGCGCCCACCTGGGCAGGCATCTACAAAATGTTCCCCGGATTCTGCGATGTCGACTTCGATTATCCGTTCGGCAACGCAGGCGACTTCTTCTTCACGCAAACGCTCGGGCCTTCTGGCTCCGGCACGGAGTTCGCTTTAAAAATCCCGGTGAACATCGACACCGACGCCGATTACCTGGCGCGTGAAATCTACGTGGCGCCGATCGCCGGTTCGACCGTGGGCGAATCCGGCGCGATCAACCCGCAGGACTTGAAAATCCGCGTGCGCGACGCCGACGGAAAAGCGATTACCTCGGACTGGGTCACAGCTAACGACCTGTGCGGGCCGCTTGGTCCGTGCGCCTTGCCGTTGCGCAAAGGCGGGCTGATCCAAATCGACCTTTGGAACCAGGGCGACGGGACGCTAGTCGTGCAGATGGGTTTCAAGGGCTGGAAGCGTTTTCCTTGCAATGAAACGCAGGGCGAGATTCCGCCGTTCATGGTGCAGCGGCGCATGTTCTGCGTCGAGCAGCCGGGCCAGCGCTTCGAAGAGTTCGAGTACTTTTTCGAGTTCGCGAACGGCGCGAACGCTATGTATCCGCCGTGGGTGACGAACCTCCAGCCGATTTCGCCGACTCAGATTTTCGCGAAGCTCTCGCTCCCAACTGAACAGGACGCTGATTTCTTGTGGCGCGGCACCACGGGGATGATCATGCAGGACGGCGGGCCTATTGCGCAGGTGCCGGACGCGTTCTTTCTGATCTTCTACGACCGCGACCAGGTGCCACTGCAAAATGTGGTTCCGCATCCGGGGATCAACCCGACGCCTTCCGGACCCTCGGCCGACATGATCCTTTCTAACGGTGGCGGCCGCATGGCTCCGCACTGGCCGGAAATCTTTATCCCACGGGGCGGGGTGATTCCGGTTGATATTCTGTTGCAGGCTCCTGCGAGTGGGCTTTCGAGTGTGTCTTTTTCACTGAGGGGTTTTAAGGTGTATACCGATGGGGTGTGTGCGAGATGAAGTCTTTTAGGTCGGCCTCGTCACAATCGGGTGAGACGGTGCTGGTTCAGCAGCGACATGCAGGCGACGAGGTGCCCTGTCCGGACTGCAAAACCCTCATAAAATTGCAGCCTTCAGCGTGTACCTGCCGAACTTGCCGGGACACTCTGTACATACCTGAGCACCGCAATTCAAAGGGCAAGCACTGCCCCGCCAGTAGTCACGGCTGGAAAGTCCCCGACCTGGTCGGACGCGATCTAGGTGGGTCACCGAGCACGGGAAGACCGGAGGCTAAAGCATAAAATGCCTCAACTGATCGAACGAATGCAGCACTTCGTATTCCCCCTTAACACAGCCAATCTAGACCCAGTAGAGGGGCTTACAGTCAAGGTGGATCTGGACGCGCCCTTCCTCTTGCGCGGCGTGGTGATCTGGAACCTGAACGTACCTACCGAGCAAGGCGTAGATGGACAAATCGCGATCCGCTTCGCGCGTCCGAACGGAACCCTGATCCAGCGGCAGCTTACCAGCTCGAACCTGATCGCACCGGGGAACCAGTACAACTTCTCAGGCCTCGCGACGAACAAGGCGCTTGCCGCTCCGATCCGTCCGGGCGTCCTCTATCCGGCGGGCTCGGTGATAAGCATGGATGTGCTGGGGTTGCCCACGGGCATTGTCGCGCCAACGGGAGCGATCATCATTTTCATCGGCACGAACATTTACCGCGAGGGTCAGGTCTGGGCACCGAGCTACCCTCCGAACTGGACGGCGCTGGGGTACCTCGATAACCTCACCGTGCAAAACGTGCCGGTGCCGGGCGGCTTCCCTTCTCTCAATAATCCTTTCACCGCTCAAGCCGATTCGGACTTCGTGTTTCAAGCGGGCGTCTACACGGATTATTCGCTCTCGGGCACCCCCGCCTCCGTTGTGATCCATGACAACGACGAAGATATTCTTTTCAAACTTACCGCCGTCGCGGCGGGAGTCGCGGGCAACGCGATATCGATGCAGGTGATTGTTGCCGGGACGAACACGCCGTTTTCAATCAGCATCGTTGGGCCGACGATCATCGCGACGGCGGCAACCAATGGCGCGGGGGCGTCTCAGAACCTGGGCGATTTCGTGGCGAACCTGCTGGCAACGCCGGCCTTCAACGCTCTGGTGACGATCGGACCTCCGCAGGGCCTTCCGCAGTTTCCGTTTGGCACGGTGCCGCAGACGTTCCTGAGCGGCGGCGCGGGCGCTAGCGGGTCCGTGGTCGACCAGCTCGTCGACTTGGGCGTGATCATCCGTGACCCGGCTTACAAAGCGTACTCGAATGACTACGTACCGGTGGCGTTGCTGTTTCCTTTCCTTGGGGCTCAGAATCCGGGGTGGCTGTATCCCGAAATTTACGTGCCAAGGCTTTCGCAGCTTTACTTCGACTTCAATTACCTGTATCCGGGGTTCACCCCTGCTAGTCCGATCACGTTTACACTGGGGTTGAAGGGTATGAAGGTGTATCCGCAGTAGGCGGGTTTTCTTTTATGTTGGCCTCGTCACAGTCGACCGCTTCGCCTGTTCCTCTGCCTGTTCGACATGGGCAAACTGAGCCTTGGACAATCGACTTGAATGATCCCAGATTGCAGCCGGTCTACTGGTATGCAAATCGATTTCGTACCCAGTATGCCACCAAAGAAGGGGCGGACTGATGGATCTCAAAAAGGTTCGTGCCGTGGCCCTGCAAGATACCTGCCCGATCTGTTTCGGAGAACTCGACACAGGCTGGGAGTGCAATAACTGCGGTTATGACGCTATGCCGCTCGTGACGGGCGCGCTACAACCAATCGCAGACCCTCAGGGAGGGGTATAGTGCCGGAGAAAACCGCCAAACCCGCCGTCGTTCGCGCCAAGGCCGTGCATCCAGTCGTCCGCGACCTGAAGCAGTTCATCTCCGCGTGCGCACAACTGCGGGAACAAGCGCAGCCTGAAAAAGTCGTGGCGAACGTGGGGCGCGCGGTGGGCGAGTTCATCGGCGAGATGGATGAGGGGTCGAAAAAGCTTATAGGTGAAGTGGTCGGGATGTTCCGGGGGCGGCGATGATAATCTGGGCCGTGCTGAAGGATATAGGAATCCTCATCGCACCGTCCAGGATTATCTGCCTTGGCGGCATGCATGAAGCGAAAGCGGGAATATTCGTGGCATCGGTGCGCGACGGCGAAAGTGGAGTGTTCGCGGACATCGATGAGGCTGAAACCTTCCTGGTCCACCAGTTGAGGAAAAGCATCCGGTCATTCACGCCCCTGACTGTCGAGCACTCCCCCGCCGACCAAGCCGCAAAGTGTGACGAGGCCAAACCATGAGCAGCGGATTCTGCGTACCAAAGAACACAGAAAACTTACTGACGCTCTCCCCACTCTATCGGGACTACTGGGGCGAGCAGATGGCTGCGTTCACCAGGCGGCTCGACCGCTTCGCGCATCTTGGCTGCTACGTCCCGCGCTTCTACCACGCGCCCGACTCGGCTTCGCAATTCGTTGGAGTGCAGCCGAACGACTACAAAACGTACTTGCTCTCGCTGCCGGTGGGCTCGTTTATCATCGGCTTTTTGCACACGACTTCAAGCGCTCCGTTTGCGAACGGTTCACCATCGCCAACGCATCCGCCTCCTAATCCCAGCGGGTTCACGTGCCAGATTACGGACTTGTCCATCGATCACAAATGGTTCTCGCATCCGTGCCCTGAGGCGTGGTTCATCAACGACAACATGTTGAACGGATCAGACTTTCCGCCGTATCAGGATGCAAACTTCCCGTTCACTTTCCCAAGCTTTCCCCGGTTGCTTGCGCAGCCGTACCCGGTGGTAGGGCAGGGGCAGTTTCAAGTCGAGTTTTATAACTCTCTCGATACGGTCAACACAGACGTACAGATGACCTTCTTAGTTCTGGTTCCAGATGGACCTGATGCGAATGCGGGAAGGGTTTCGAACAAGTGAAGTCTTTTGGGTTGGCCTCATCGGGCGATCGCGCTGCGAACGAACCTGACGGCGTTCGACATTCACGGGTTTCCTGGTGGCGAACCATGTTGTTTGAGGCGAGGTGCTGGTGGTGTTGGACGTATCCCAACATTGTCTTCATGCACCTGATGGGCTACAACCGGCAGACGATCGACTCACTTTGTGAAAGGCACGACGCGAAAATGCCGATTGATCCGAGGGGCGAATGACCCGCGACCTTGCAGCACTCGCGGCGCGCGTCCTCTTGATCTGGTCGACGTGGGCGTTTCATCGCCTGTCAGCACGAAAGCGGCAACGTGTCGAGAAGGCTCAGGCCGCACAAGCCGGAAACGAGAGCGAGGCCAAATAATCATGCCCGTTGAATCCCAATCCGCAGAGGCGTTACAACAGGCGCTCGATACGATGGTCAAGCTGGCGAAATCACGCCGTACCGTCTGGGGGACGCCGGTTCCTTGGTTCGCGGAGCCGATCTTTGCCAAGGGCTTTGTGGTGGCTCCCGACTTCGGCGCGGCTAACCAGCTCGTCATCGCTACCTACGAAGTCCCACGCGGGTACACGACACTATTTTGCGGCGTGGTCTTCGGATACGCCGGGGGCGGGGTGGCACTTCCGGGGCAAGTGCTCTTTACCATCGATTCGCTGAACCCGAACCCGGTTGTAGTTTCTCCGCAGCAAGGCTACGCGGTGAAGGACTATGCGAACGTGCCGTTTGCACTGGGAACCTTAGCGCCTGGGAACCCGTGGCCGGTGGAGTTCAAGTTCGATCAGAATGAAACCGTGCGCATCAAAGGGCAAACGGTTTCAACGGTGGCGACTGGAGCGGGGAACTTTTTGTTTGGTGCTCTGTTCGGGTGGCAGTGGGCTACGGCGGGATGGGAAGGCTGACCGGCGCGTGATTTTTATTTGGCCTCACCGACCATCGCTTTTCACGTGTGACGGTCGGGGTTCGACATGGGGCCGATTATGAGCCGCATGGATAATTGGTTCCGAAAGAAAGACCCGCGGCGAATTCCTCCAAAACCTCTCGCTTCCCGAAACGACGAGAACCTTGAAAAGATGCAGTCAATCATCGACCGCCAGAAGTCCGGGGAAATTACTGGCGAGCAAGGATCGATTGAAGCCGATGAGATGTTCATGGAGGCATCCGGGGACGAACGTCTGATCTATTATTCCGACAGCACGGGACTAACCGCCGATTGGCACCCGGACCTGATGCTTTTTCCGCGGCCGGGCTCGACCGCGGCGAAGTTGATCCCCAGCAATACCGGGATTTTCGCGCGTGGTCCTCAGCGTGGATGGCTCTTCACGAAGCCCGGAGAAACCCCCGACTGTATGCCGGATGTCCTGGAGCACTTCACTACCGGATCAAAGGGGTGGATCAACGGACCAGGGCCAACTGTCGAGCGCACCAAAGCCGACGCGCAGAGCGATGGTCGCTGAGGCCAACCCATGAAATTCGACTTCACAATCAACGTAGGGGAAGTACTCACGGCAGCAGGCTTGCTTGTCGCCTTCTTCGCAGCTCACACCCAGAACATCCGCAAGTTTCAAGCAATTGAAACGAAAATGGACATGATGTACAAGTGGTTTCAGCAAACGGTCATCATGCGGCGAAACGGCGGGGATTCGGACTTATAATCCTCTCATGAAACAAACCCTCCTACTCACCCTCCTGACGCTCCCGCTTTTCTCTCAAACCATAACCCCATTGCTCACGGACCCCTTCGCCTACCCCGGCTCAACAGTAAATTTAAATCTGATCTTCACCGACTCGCACTCCGCACCCACACAAACGGCGGGCCTGCAGTGGACGATTGCCATTCCCTCGGGCCTCACCATGGGAACCCCCAAGCCGGGCGCGTCGGCCGTCACCGCTCAAAAGGCCGTCACCTGCACGGCGGGCGTCTGCGTGCTCTCGGGGAACAACGCGAACGTGATCCCCGGCGGCTCGGTGGCGGTGATCCCCTTGACCGTAGGTTCTTCGGACTCGGGGCCGGTGCCGTTCACTATAAGCAGCCTGGTCGCGACTTCGGCAAGCGGTACCAATGTGCCGATCACGTTCCCGGATGGGACGGGGAGCAATGCAATTTCGATAAATGTGGTTCCGTCGACGGGGACTACGCCATGGTTTACGCAGTCGGTGGGGCAGACGGTGTGCACCATTAGCAAGGTCGCGCAAGTGCCCATCCGTGTTTCCTGGACGTGTAACAACCCGTTCGGAGGAACGTCCGGGAGCTACACGGCGGCGGCGAGTTTTACCGGCGTCAACAGCTTCACGGTTTCACTCAGCAGCCTCGGGGCGGATACGATTTTTTGCACGATCTCAGTGAACAACACGCCGGCGCCCGCGACGGTTCCATTGCTCACTTCCTTCAATCCGTTCGCGACCGAAACCGCGCTGTCCCCAACCACGGCGGGTTATTTCTGCAACTCCAATTCTTTCCTTGGTCCTGGCAGCATCATTTGGCCCTAGTACTCCCTGGGCATTATGGGGCGTGCAATCCAGGCTTTTTCCTGATACGATCAAAACCGTCCTCGGGAGCGCGGCGGCGCACTGGCTGAACCCTTTCCGCCGAACAACCGCGTTTCCCTTGGGCAGAAAGAAAGGGTTCAAATGAACACACCAGGTCCATCCGCCTCCGGCGCACACACCCGCGTAACCTTGCAGCGTACGGGCATGCCGCTTCAGATTCACGCAACAATCAGTAGCTTCGACCGGAAGACGGGAGAGTTTACCGCGCTGCTCGATATCGATCCTCAGGGCTCGCCCGCTGAAGCTTTTACCCCGGATGTCAGCACGGGCGTCATTAGCGGGTACACGGATTCCCTCGGCTTTTCCTGGCAATTGGTCCGGTAACAACGTCCATGAAAATTATCACACCGGAAAACCACTTCAAGGAGCGCGTGGAGCTGGACCCCGCGCATCGGCAACTGCACGTCCAGCCGGTTTCCGCTCCGCTTTACATCATCACGGCGATGTTCAACCCGTTGCGCTTCTATTCGCGCTACCGGCTCTATCATTCCTTCGCGAAGCACTGCGCGGACGCGGGCGCGATCCTCTACACGATAGAACTGGCGCTGCGCGATCGGCACCACGAAGTAACGCGGTTCGACAATCCGCACCACATTCAAATCCGCGGACAGTCGGAACTCTGGTACAAAGAAAACCTCGACAATATCGCCATGCGCTTCCTGCCTCAGGACGCGGAATACGTGGCCTTCGTCGACGCGGATTTTCACTTCACACGGTCTGACTGGGCGACTGAAACCGTCCAGATGCTTCAGCACCATGAAGCCGTGCAGATGTTCAAGGTGTTGACCTACGAGACGTACAACCACGGGACCCATAACACCCTGCGCGGGTTCGCCTACTTGAATGCGCACCAGCAGGAAATCCCCAAAGAGTATGGGCACCTGGGCGCGGTAGGCGGCGCCTGGGCATTCCGGCGAACGGCGTTAAAGAAGCTCGGATGCTCCAATACCGGCGCTCCCTTGCTCGACCGCTGCATCCTGGGCTCGGGCGATTGGCACATGGCCTTCGGCTTGGCGATGCGCGAGGACTATCACCCCGAGCTGCGGCTTCCCGGCATCCCGGAGTACGTCAAAACGATTCGCGACTGGAATGCGCGCGCGGCGGTGCTCGAAGGGAATATCGGCTATGTCGACGCTCACGCGGTCCACCACTGGCATGGGCCGATGGCGAAACGCGGCTACACCACCCGGCCTCAAATTCTGACGGACAATCATTATGACCCGTCGACCGATGTACGCTACGACGAAAACGGCGTACTGCAACTCTCCGGAAACAAGCCTAAGCTTCGCGATGCAATCAGGGACTATTTCAAGTCGCGCGACGAAGACTCGATCAACATCCACTAACCCCAAAAGGAGAACAAAGACATGGTAGACAAAGCGAAATTGATTGAGGTTCCAAACCCTCTCCCCGCACCGATCCCCGGCGGCCCGCAGGACGGCTACGAATTTCTCTTTAACAAGCGCTATTACGAAACGCGCGACTCCCGACTGCGATCATTGGCGCGAGGCATTGCCGCCGGCCTTGACGGAAACGAAGACGCGCTATCGGATGAGGGCCAGACCGAGCTCGCCAATAAGCTTTACAACTGGAAAGCGCCGGGCGGCGTCGGAGTCTACGGGCCGCATCACGTGGACTTCGATCAGGAAATCGATTACTTGCGGGGCGGGCTTTAATGGGTATTCAAGGGCCGTCCTCCGTTCCGGGAGTCGATGGGCCTTGATGAAAAGAGGGGAGCACCCTGGAAGCTTATTCCTTGTCCTACGGGGTGCTCTCTTTTTGGCCTCACCGCTAATCGCGCTTCGCGTCGGTTGGTGAGGGTTCGACAATGGGAGGTTTTGTGGACGGGACAAAATCGAAGGGATACGGCTGCTGCGGGGAGGTCACGCGTCTCGCGAAGAGGGCTGTTGCGCGCTCGAATTGGTGGCGTGGATCGCCGGCGAGCCACACTCGGACCGTCCGCGATGCGCCTGTCCGGTTGCGTCAGATTTTACGCGATCCTGGAATGACCTCCTGAATGACGATTCCCGGCAAAAACTGAAGCCGTATCTCCCTCGATTTGTCGGAACGGCCGGCGATGTTCGCGGATCTCTCCTGGATGCATAAACTGGATAGTCGGTGAGGCCAAAACAATGAAACATCAATCCTGGATCTCCTCCCGTGACATAGCCCGTATGCAACTGCCCAATGATCGGCACGGATGGAGGGCGGCATTTAATCGATTGTGGGATTTTCTCCTGGGGGTGAGGGCGTGAGGGACTGTGATATCGACCTTTTTGTCGCGCTGGGAACGGTGTCTGTACTCGCCTGCTTCGCTTTGGGCTTCGCTTTAGCTGCCGTTGACCAGGAATACATCCTAGTGCTAGACCAGCCCGAAGCACTCCTGTCTATCGGCGTGGTGCAGGCGGGGCTCACCAAAGCGCAAGCGGAGGGCGTGGCGTTTCAAATGAACGAAGCGTTCAAGGGGCGCTCTATCCCGGTTGTGGTGAGAGCAGAGAGACAAAGGGATATTGGGAATTACCACCCGAAACGCTGATGATTTGGCCTTGCCACAGTCGGGAGCGGGCGTCAGGCTGAGAGCGGGCGACATTCGGAGGTTGGACTGACGAAGCCACTTTGCATCGATCTGTTTTGCGGACTCGGCGGCTGGGCTGATGGGTTTCTCGCCGAAGGCTACGACGTTATTGGATTCGACATCGAGCGGACTGGCGGGTATCCCGGCCAGCTCGTGCTTCAGGACGTGCTCACGCTGGACGGCCGGCAGTTCCGCAACGCTGCGGTGATCGTGGCAAGCCCGCCGTGTCAGGCGTACAGCTATCGGGGAATGCCCTGGGGCGCGATGTGGCGCGAGCACAACCGCATGGATGACGACGGCGGACCAGCGGGAAACTACCGAGGCAAAGACCCGATATTAAACGATCTCTTTTGGGCATGTTTCAGAATTGCGCGCGAGGCCGGTTTGCCCGTCATCGTCGAGAACGTCAAGAATGCTCAACAATTCGTAGGCCCTGCCGCATGGCATTACGGGAGTTTTTATCTGTGGGGAGATGTTCCCGCGCTGATGCCGATTACGCGCCGCATGTTCATGGGCGCATGGAACAACGAAGTGCGGGGGAAGATGCGACGGCTGGATATCAGAGACGGAGCCGGACACACCCGACACCTGACCAATCCCGCCGAACATGGTTTGAAGGGCGGCAACGGCTCATGGTTCAACGTGTCCCACGGCGAACGGCGAGAAGGGAACAGTGCCGGGAATCCGATTCGCGGCGACGGTCTAAAGGGCGTCCCCGGAATTCGTCTAAAGAATGTGGGTTTCAATGTTGCAAACGCGCAGCGCTGGCGAGAAGAACAGCAAAACGCAGAGATGAAAGCTAATGGCACTATTTCACCCGGTCGATTGCACGGCAAAAACTCCGATTCCCGCAAAGCAGCCTCCGCACAGATAGCCAAGATACCATTCCCTCTGGCGCAGCATATCGCGAGAGTTTTCAAACCGCCCATGTCGAACCCTCGTCCCTGAAGCGCAGCGCCCAAGGCCGGTGAGGCCAACCTAAAGCCAAACCAAAACCGTTGTAAACTCGAAACTGTATGAAAAAGCTTCTGCTTCTGCTCTGTCTCCTTCCCTTTGCAGCTCTAGCCCAATCGACCATCAAGCCCGACTGCATCATTCCAGTAAACTTCACCACCACAAACGTAACCTCCAATCTGACCTGTGGGAACAACACCCTCGGCATTGCAAACTGGGTCTTCGTCTACTCGAGCACCGGCTTTTCGGCATTGTCCATCGTCGTCCAAAGCGCTCCGGATGCCGGGGGGACTCCTGGGAGCTGGGGCACGTTCGGCGGAACGGTGCTCACAAACGTCCAGTATCCCGGCAGCTCGGGCATCAACCCGAACACGTCGGCTACCAGCGCGAACACCGGATTCGCAGGCTACTTTCCGTGGGTCCGCGTGAACCTCGCGAGCATCACGGGGACAGGGAGGGTTACGGGCGTGCTGTACGGCTTCCTCAACTCCACACTTGCTAAAGCGGGCTCCGGAGGCGGCGGCGGGGGCGGAGGGCCGACAATCACAGGGAACGCGAACCGGATCGTTGTAGCGGGTGCGGGGTGTACGAGTCCGTCGACGGCGACGTGCAATATCGACATTCCGTCGAATGCCGCATTCCCAGGCGCTCCGACTACAACCACGGCAGCACTGGGTGACAGCAGCACGAAGATTGCAACCACAGCATTTGTGAATAACGCCTTTGCCGGGTGTACGTTTATCACGGGCGCTCTGAGTTGTCCGGGTCCGATATCTGCCGGGGTTGGCAGCGGCACGACGGGCGCCCTCGACCTTGTCGGATCGACATCCTCGGCGACGTCGACCGTAACCGTGGACGCTACGAACACCGCGACTGTGGTGAAACTGCCGAACGATGCGACCAGTGGCCTGTATGTGGTGACCAGTCCAAGCGCGACCCCGACGTCGGGACGGTGCGCACAGTTCAACGGAACCGGCACGCAAATTGCACCGGCGCCGGCGGCATGCGGAACGGGTAGCGGTGGAACCGGCGCGACAGTGTTTTCGACTACGAATTCGACGACGGTAACGCAGACCTCTCCTACAACGTTAATCGGCACCGTTACCGGCAGTACCACGGTCGCGGCGAACACTTTTGCAGCCGGGCAAATTCTCGAAGTCGTAGCTCAGGGCTTTTACTCTACCCCGGTCACTCCAGCCAGCCTGACGATCACGCTCAATATCGGCGGGACAATCCGGTTAACCACGGGCGCGGTTGTGCAAATCGCATCGGTGACAAGCGGGGTTTGGCGTGTATGGTGTGCGGTGACGACTCGGACGGCGGGAGTATCCGGTACGCAAATTGCGAATTGCATTTTTGAAGGTACCGGAGTGAGTCTAACGCCCGCCGAGTCGCCGATGCAGACCAGTTCAACCTGGACGATCGACACGACAAGTACACAGGCAATCGATGTTCTGGCGACCTGGAGCACGGCCACGGGCGCACCGACGATCACCAGCACGAACGTAGCAGCCTGGTTTCCCGGCAATTCTTCAAGTGGAGGCGGAGCGCCTGGCGGATCTGCGGGGCAGTGGCAGGCGAACAACGCGGGGTCTTTCGGCGGGTTGACGGGTACCTCGATTCTCCCGGTAGCGGGATGGACGATCCAGAATGCGGCGGTTTTCAATAACTTCTCAACGGCGGAAATCGGCGTGTATGTGCTCGACAACTCTTCGTTGAACTGGCGGTTCATCACGCGGGCGGTCCCCGGCGGCGGAACGTATACCCTTGCTGCAACGCTGCTGTGCTTGCCTCCGACAAGTTCCAACAGTTCAACCTGTGATTTCGGGCTTTCTGATGGGACGAAGTACGAGAACTACGAAATCCTCTATCAGGCTGGCAGCAGCGCAGGCGCGAATAACTTGAGAATCGAGCAACTCACCAACACGGGCACAGATGGCGGTCCTGCCTTCGCCGCCACAAAGGGCTTGACGACATCCTACACGTCCTTTTGCATTGTCGAGGACGGAACACACAGGACGTGGTCGCACTACTCCAATGGAGCATGGGTGCAGGATTTGCAAGAAGCAACGGGAACGTTTTTGACTCCTACTCTTCTTGCTGTGGGCGGGCTGTCAGCCACTAATGATGCGGGGAAGTTTATGCAGACGAATTTGAAGTACTTGTTCACGTCGACGGGGACTACGTGCCCTTAGTACTCCTGATCCATTGTCAGCAGATTCTTTTTCCTGATAGGTTGGCCTCACCGAACCTGAATGTTGCACTTGAGCGGCGTGGGTTCGACAGGGAGGGTTAAATGCCGATTTATATAACTGAGCGTTCAATCGCGGTACAGGCTCCGGTGTTTTATTGCGACACTTGCGGGGCGTCGATGGATTTGGTATCCGAACTGGCCGACTTTCGGCTGCTACGGACGGGCGGAAGAGCCGAGGGTATGGCTATGGCTTACGGCTGGCTGCATGAAATACCCGGTATTCCGAATACGGTCGAGAAAGCTGTTGCCTCTGCTGCCGGGCGGGGTTGGGTCACGGAGGACATCCACGGAAAAATCATGGCAATATGCCCTTTGTGCAAAGTGAAGCCAATTGTCGCTGGTGAACATTCGGTCCAAGCCAAAAAGCCGGGCGAGGCCAAACCATGAACACCGTTTTGCTCGCCGTCGTTATACTGCAAACCGTCTCCGTCCCGATAGCGCACAACGACTCAGCACAAACAGGCTGGAACCCCTCAGAATCCCAACTCACCCCCTCAAACGTAGCATCGGGTAAATTCGGCAAGCTGGGAACCTGGAACGTCGACGGCTTCGTGTTCACCCAACCGCTGCTGGTCCGCTCCGGCTCAACTAACCTCGTGATCGTCTGCACGCTCGCGAACACGGTTTTCGCCTTCAACGCGGACAAGCCGGGAACCTCGGCCGTCTGGTCGGTCAACTTCGGCACCGGGCGCGGTGGCTGGTCGAACAACGCATCGTCGGCACTTCAGCTTTACGGCTCGTCATTTGGAATTATCGGCACCCCGGTAGCGGACGAAGCGGGCGGGTTCCTGTACGTCGTGACCTCGAACACCACGCCGAACTACCAACTGCGCAAATTGAATCTGACGGATGGTTCGGCGGCGGTTGCGGCGGTTCCGGTTGCTGCATCAGTTCCTGGCACGGGCTCACCGGGCGATCCGACCAGCGGGCCTAACCTCCTGTTTTCAGCCTCAATGACGACTCAGCGGTGCGCCTTGACGCTCTCGCCCGACGCGTCCACGGTCTACGTCACATTCGGCGGCGGCTCGGCGGGAACAATTCCCCCACCCTGGCACGGCTGGGTGCTGTCCTACCAGACTTCGAACCTGACGCAGCTCGCGGCCTTTTGCGCGACTCCCAACGCGAACGGCGGTTCAATCTGGATGTCCGGCGGGGCTCCCGCGATCGATGCGGCTGGAAACCTGTACGTAGTCACTGGCAGTGAGGGCGCGTGGGACGGGACGACGGATTTCCCGGACACGATGCTGAAGCTTTCTCCTTCCTTGGTTTTGCTCGACTGGTTCACGCCCTCAAACCACGCCACTTTGGACGCCAACGATTTCGACTTCGGGGCAACGCGGGCGATGATCTTTCCCGGTACCTCCCTGGTGTTCGGGGCGGGGAAGGATTTCAACGTGTACGGCGTCGACGGCGGGTGCATGGGCCATCTTCAGGGATCAAGCGGCTGCACGTTGCAGGCTTTCCCAACCAACTCAGGCGGTACGGTAACGAAGTTTTCTGGCTCCTACGGCGGGGTGACGGCGAACGGGCTGCTGTTTCTCGCCACTACGGCGGGCTCGATTTACGAGTTTTCCTGTCCCTTGGGAATCTGCAACCCGACACCGGTTCACACGCAAACGAATACGTACGGATTCCCTGGATCGGCTCAGATGTCCGCATCGAGTAACGGGGCGTCGAACTTGATTCTGTGGGTGGTGACGCCGGCGACCAGTTCTTTCACGGCGACGGCGGCGGGGACTGTTCGGGCTTTGGACTCGACGCTAACGGAGTTGTGGAACTCGGGTTCAACGCTCGGGACGATGGCGAAGTTTGTTTCGCCCACGGTTGCGAATGGCAGGGTGTTTGTGCCGACGAATGATAATACACTCATGGTGTTTGGCTTGCTTCCGAGTTCGGGATTGAGGGGGCAGAGTGCGCTTCGTGGCAGTGGGGGGATAAGATAGTTCTTTATGTCGGCCTCGTCACAAGCGGCAGGAACGTTGACGGTTCACCAGCGACACGGGGGCCGTCCGTGATCGTCCAGGATGGGGTTGAGGTTCTCGAATCTATCAGCCTGGCGTTCCCGAACATCTCTCCGGTGGACATGGCCCACCTGTTTGACCGTTGCAGCGTCAAGGTTACCGTCAACCATAAGCTGATCGCAGACCCCTCACTTAAGCACTTTGATCCGGTAGGAGATTGGCATCGCTTCGAACTCGAATACAAAGTAAAGCCGGGCGATTCTGTGGTAGTCCACTTCGACACCGTCCCCCCATTCACGACAGAATACGGCCTGACGCTTAATGCTGCTTTGAGTTTTCGCGGGAACATTAACGCCCTCCACCTGGCCGGACGCTTCAACGCCGAACGAAGCCACCCCGGAAGACCGGAGGCCAAAGCATAATGTACGTACGCCGCGGCTTCGGTGCCACACTGACCCCACCCATCTCAGGCTCACCGATCATCTCCTCACTCTTCGGACCACGTACCCAACCGACTCCAGGAGCATCGACAAACCACCAGGGCATCGACTACGCGGTACCCGTGGGCACGCCCGTCTTAGCGGCAGGGGACGGCGTAGTCACATTTGCGGGGCAGCAAAGCGGCTTCGGCAACACAGTCATTGTGTACAACGGCAACGGCGTAACGACGCTCTATGGGCATTTGTCGAGCATCGGGGTTGCGGTAGGCCAGCCGGTTTCAGACGGCTCTCAGATCGCGCTATCGGGCAACACGGGCACAACGTCGGGGCCGAACCTGCACTTTGCGGTTTTTGATAACGGGGTGGCGGTCGATCCCACGACGCAGCTCGCGCCGATCGACACGTTCAGCCTTGCGGATTCGACCGCGACAGACACGCCCTCGTTTTTCGATTCCTTGTCCTCGGACTTCTCGGACTTCACCGATTCAACGGACGCCTCGACGGTCAGTCCTGGGTTAGTTTTGGGTGGGATCGCGCTGGGGTTGCTGGGGCTGTGGGCGGCTACGCGGTAGGGCCTAGCGGGTCGATCAGCCGGTCGAGAACTCCAAAGAAGACGAAGATAACCGCCACTCCCACAAGCAACACAAGCAAGGGAATCATGGCGAGGATCACCAGAAAGTAGAACAGGTTCTTTAGGTTTGTCCAGAAACGTTCGATCATTATTTTGGCCTCACCAACCGCGAGCCTCTTTGAACTGTTCGACATGTGGCTCATTTTTTGCCGTTGGCAATCTCTCTATCGCGCCATCGGGCTTCCCAGAACTCCCGGCGCAACTGCTCGGCCTCGGATTTCGACAGCTTCCCTTCCTTCAGACCGGCGGCGATCATGCGGAACAAACGGACCCGGAGCGATTCCGTGTTCCGGGAACGCAGGTGCGCTTCGTTTCTTTGGACTTTGGCGGTCATCTGTAATCGCTGACCTCTATCACGTCGCGCATTGTGCCGGTCTGCGATTCGCCCAGCCGTGGACGCCAATCAGCCTGATCCACCTGCGTTTGAACCGCATCCGTTGCCATGCACCAATGGCCCTCGCCATCGAAGAAACCAACCTCGATATCCGGCATCGTCAATAGTTTTTGAGCCAATTCCCTTGTCGTCATTGAACCCTTTCCATGTCGAACCCGATTCCTCAACGCGCGATCTCAGTGCTGTTGAGGCCAAAGACTCGAAATCCTGTTCAACTCCTCCTGTGAACAGTGCGACGAACTCATAATCACAATCACGTCCCCCGGCAGCGAACCGGACAACGCAATCGTTCCTACCGGCAACTCCAGCACCGCGCACAACAAGCGGGCGCGTAGTGTTTCGGTATTGCGGCATCGCATTGCGGCTTCGTTTCTTTGGGCTTTGGCGGTCATAGATCCCTTGCCTCCGGCTGTTTCAAGCGTAGGCATTGCTTTTTGACGCTGCCGAACGACTCCCAGCACAGTTCGATGTTTTCTTCTCGCAACAATCGATTGACCACGCCAGGATTGAACGCCGTACAGAGTACAGTACCTTCGTGCCTTATTCTGTGGATTGCCTCAACCGCATGTTTCGACAGCGGATGTGTCTTAGTTCCGTTTAACGGTGTCCAGTTCATTGCAAGCCCCTTCCTGGTCGAACGCTCTCAACTCCCCGCGCAGCCGTCAGGCCGAATGAGGCCAAAGACTCGAAATCCTACTCAACTCCTCCTGTGAACAGTGCGAAGAACTCATAATCACAATCACGTCCCCCACTCTGGTACCGGACTGCGCAATCACCCCGGCGGGCAATTCGAGCACGGCTGACAGCTCCGGCGGAATCCGCGTATTGAAGTGGCACGTAGGCGGGGCGTCGGAAAGCGCTTTCTGAACCCGGTGGGTCAACATGTCGATAAAAAGCACGTCGATGTTCATGGACATCTGGACCGTGTGAATCGCGTTGCACCCTTCGAAGAACAGTCCGGCACCTGGCTGGAACTCTTGGGCGCTCACTCCGATCAGGCCGTTTAGCTTCTCTTCGCGCGTCGATGCAATGTCGGCGTGGGTTGCCAGAATCGAGGTTCTGGTTGCATTGGTGATTCTGAGAGTGGGCCGTGTCATTTTGGGTTGGCCTCCGGTCTTCCTTGTTCGGCTTCGGGCGGCTGTCGGCGTCCGACCAGGTCGGGGACTAGATTCTTCCCAACGAAGAGGCGCTTGAACCGTTCGCCGTCCACCTTGACGAGGATTCGCTTGTCCGTGACTTTTTCCACGATTCCCTTCAATGTCGGCATGGTCCTGTGCATGACTCGCATTCCGGGGAGAAATACTGGTCCTGGTCGAACGCTTTCAGGCTCACGTGCAGAACCCGCGCCGACTGAGGCCAAAACATCATCGTTTGCCATTGGTGGAAATCCTATCACAACACCGGACCGTTTTCGATAGTTCCAAACCGATTCCGGTACTAGGTCCAGACGTTGCCGTTATCGTCGATCACTCGCACGGCGCTGCGCTTTTGGATCGTCAATGCGCGCGCGGTTTGAATTGCCAGCGGGAGGGATGCGAACGGGCCGTATCCCTCCAGTTCTGTCCAGGTGTTGCGGAATCTGCACTGGCATTCTAGGTAGTACATGGGGATTAGCCTCTTGGGTTGGCCTCACCGGCCTGTTGTTCTGGCGCGTCGGGGGCTGAGGGTTCGACATGGAGGGCTTCCTGGTTCTCGGAAATAGCGCTCTCGATCTCATCGCGGGTCAGGGCTCCATACCTCACGTCCGGTCCGCCCCACACTTGTCTGCTAAGCTTGCGAAGTTCGAGAATATTCAAGAGTCCCTGGCTGTTCCTTATCAGTTGGGCTTCCAGTCTCTTACAGCGCTCGCACTCCGGCTGTCGAGCACTCTCCCCTTCCCGCGAAGCATCCGATTGTGGCGAGGCCAAACCATAAGATTCAAACCCTGCCCGGCAACCATCGCAGATCACGGGCCTTGGTCCGTCCGACCAGGAATGACGCTCTGGGGTCCCCGCGTGGCCGCGTAAATTCCTAGGTCTGCCAACTCATGCAATTCCCCTACTATGCTGGCAATCTCAGCTTTTGTTCTTGAACCTTCGATCAAAGACCTGATGCTTTCCAGGGCGCCGAACATTTGGTAAGACGCTGCCAATAATTGCGCCGTCGCCTCCCCGTTGTGTGCCGGGTACACTGTGGCGATCGCGCCGTCGTCGTTTTTGATGAGAATCCACCGTTCGCCCTTGCTCCCTCGGGCTTTTCCTTCTTCGTCGATTACGATTTGGACTTCGTAGGGTCCTGGTGCTGGTGACTGGTTTTTCATTTTGTTTTGGCCTCCAATTGGCTATCTGGCTCCGTGGGGTTATTGTTCGTCCGACCAGGAAGGGTTTCGCGGCCCTCCGCTTTGGCGATGGCTACGGTGGCGGGGCGGCACATATCACACAAGTTTCCCCTGGGATGCCTAGGTTCGCCAGGGGTCTTGCCGCATCCTGCGCATTTGATTGCCCTCAGCGCTTGCAGTAGCTCCGGCGCGGCGGCGATCAGATTCGCTCTGTAGTGATATTTAATCCAAGAAACGGGATCGCTGTATTTCTCAACGCGCGATGTAGTCGCTAAGATTTTTCCCTGTTCATCACGAATGCAGGCGCCCGCTTCATCGTGTTCACCAGTGAATCCCGATATTACCCATTTTTCTGTGCTCACAATTCATCTCCTGGTCGAACGCGTCCCTCCGCTTTGGCGATGGCTGCGCGGGCGGTTTTATAGCGCTGAAGGGTGTCGTCCATTGAATCGTGATTGGCGTCGATGGCGATAATGTCCCTCAATGCGTCCAGCAGCTCCGGCGCGGCGGCGATCAGTCGGACGTTGGCTATTTCTTCGGCAGTCCAACCTTGATCCTTGTCGTCCTGGGGGCCGACCCCACATACCGGACGTCCGGAAGCATCCAGAATACCGATCACGTCAGCCCTCTCGAAGGATGCAAGATACGATTCTTCCATCCTCCACGGGCCAAGCCAATGCTTCGCGCTCATGCGGCCTCCGCGATTCCCAGCGTAGCTTCGGAGCGATTCAGCTTCGCGCGTAACTGCTGGTTTTGCTGTTTCATCCAAGTCAATTGTAAGTTGAGGTTTCGGATCAGGGCCAGCAGATCGTCGATCTCCCGCGCCCGTTCGGTTGCGTCTAGTGTGTTTGGGTCCATGCGTCGATTATGCGATTCTGACGCGGGGCGGGGAATGGTACGGAAGTGCCGAATAAGAGGGGAAAACGCCTTAGTTCTTCTCATGGATTTGGCCTCACCGGGTACTGGTCTGCGCGGGTGGGGTTGTGGGTTCGACATGGGAAGGTTCCGTTGCATAATTACCCGTTCAGGCGTCTCCACCGTTCTTTCGCTTTCTGCAGTAGGGCTACCACTCGGAGTACTTCCGGGTCGGAGATCAGTGAATCGTCCGGCACTTTTCGAAGTTGGTCGTCAAACCGGTGTGGCTTAAAGCATTTGATACATATCCCGATATCGCCGGAGCCCGGTAGTGTATCTCCGGAAACTCTGTCTGCCTCGTATCCGCACGACGGACAGGCGGTCCTGGGAACTTTCGATTCAAAGTTACAGTGTTTCAGTCGATTGGTCACAACTCCTCCATGTCGAACCCGCACCCCTCACGCGCAGCCGTCAAGGCCCGTGAGGCCAAACCATCATCTACCCGCCGCCCAACACCCACTGATCCACCGTCTGCCAGATCAACCCGGAAGGCAGAATAAACGGCTTTTTCAAAATTACCAACGTCAACTTCACCCCGTCGTAGTTGTACTTCAGATCGATCCCCTTGAAGCTCAACACGCCTGCGGTACCCTCCGGTAAGGCGACACCCTGTAGTAAGAGACGGGAGCGTAAGGCGTCGAACTGCTGGGGTGTGAGGGAGTAGATTTTCATTTGGCCTCCGGTCCCGCACCGCTGCTTCGGTCGGCGGTATCGCGTCCGTCCAGGACTGGCGCTAGCGGATTCCCAACCGGCAAGCCGGCATACTCGCACAACTCGGCGATTCGCCGAATCAACTCAGGACCGTTTTCAGCCCGGAACAGGGCGCAGGGCACCAGTTCTCCCGACGTGTCATCCCATTCCCTCATCAGTGGATGCCGGATGCCGACAAAGAATTTCTTGCAGCCGGGTTGCTGGCATTCACACGGCTGTACCAGAAACTCGGGACCCGGCTCGCGTTTACGCCTCTTTATTTTCACAACCCCTCCCTGTCGAACCCACGGCTCCCACGCGCGGACTCAAGTCCGGTGAGGCCAACGAAAACACATCTCATTTGTCGGCCTCGCCGGGATGTGCGGCTTGGACCGGCTCCGAAGTCTCGACAGTTGGCTTTTCGGTGATTTCCAGATGGAAACCGTAGACCCGATCGTTGAATAAGACTTCAACCGGTAGCCCGGTCAGCCTTTCGAGATCGAACGCTTGCCGGCAGACGTCGTGCAAAAAACTGCCGTTGTTCGCCCGGACCTGTACCAACTCTATCTCGCTGAATTGCTTATGTATGCTCACAAACCCTCCCTGTCGAACCCACGGCTCCCACGCGCAGACTCAAGTCCGGTGAGGCCAAAATATCGCAGTCGAAACATCCGGATCAACCCGTACCGATCCAGCCGATGCACCAACCAAAACCGTTTTCCAAGCGTGTGATGCGATTTCGGAAGCCCCCGCTCATGATGCACCCGGCAGAACGGCAGCACTTCCCAGCCGTCGCACAACTGCGAAAGCCCACGCATCCCCACGTGACAAACCTGCACCCACCTACGCGACCCACAGACCGCGCACGGCTGCTCTCTGATCCAATCCCAGTACGCGAGGATCTCCGGCGGCACGACGTAGCGGCGCGGCTTGCGCTTGAGCCAGGAACGGCGGAGGGGTGTGTAGCGGGCGATCATTCGGTGCCTGCGCACGCGCCGATCCACAGCAACGCTATTGCTGCGGCGGAAAAGAAAACACAGCCTAGAATGTTCCAGCCGCCTCCCCAGGAGATCGCGGTCGGCATAATCCATCCGATGTTTCCTATTAGGATTCCCACCACGACTCCGAACACTAGGCCGATAACCCGCTCTCGTTTCACAATTCCCCATGTCGAACCCGGCACCCCCCACGCGCAGCCGTCGAGGCCGGTGAGGCCAACCCCAAAAGCTTCCTTCCCCACGCCGTTACCGGCTTTCCATCCCGTACATGCACCACACATTCCCCCTGTGGCCGATCTCCGCTTTCGTTCCATCCGTAGGAACCTGATCCCTTTCCACCTTCGCTTGCCGGGCCGTTTCCGAGCTGATGCGCACGTCCGCCGAAACGCTGCACTGAGAATCTGATGGGTTCGTTCATGGTTTGGCCTCGTTACGGGTTGCGGCTTGGACGGGCGCGGCACCGTCGACAAGCGGCGATTCATTCACGGTCAACATCAATTCTTCCCTGACTGCGAAGATGTTCACGGGGGCCTTGAATTTCTGCCCGACCTGAATAGCCCACTCTTCGGCCATTTCCTTTGTGGGGCAGAATGTTTGCACGGTTCGCCCGTCTTCTTTAACGCCAACAACTACAGCGCGGAACTTCATAACCAGCGTTTCTCCTTCCAGGGCAGTTCAGCCGGCGGAAACGGGCTCAACGGCTTGTACAGATCGGGCGGCCGGGTGTCAGCCACGTAGTACGGGATATGCCGGGCCGGAATCGACATCTTGCCGTCGTCGACCAGGCACCAGCCACGCGGATCGACCGCTTTGATTACTTCGCGGGTTGCGCCCAAGGAAAGACCCATGCCCGGCTGAAGCGCGTCGAAGCGTACGCCGTTCTGAGTTCGCTGGACGCGGTTCATGGCGTCGAGCTGTTCATGGTACTTCCGGACGCTCCACGCGTGCTCTGCGATGTAGTAGAGGGCTCCCAGCAGCATACAGGCTCCGGTGGTGAGGAGAAATATTTCAGGGGTGTTCATTGTTTGGCCTCCGGTCCGGCTTAGTGGCTTCGATCAGTCTGGGAGCGTCCGACCAGGATTGAGTATTCCAACCGCTTGATTGCTTCCTTCAGATGGATAACCTCTTCCATCGATTCAGCCCACTCCGCACCGGTCTGGCATTTCGCAATATCCAGCACCTTGGAAATCCTGCCTTTCAGCCAAAAGATTACATCCGCAGTTTGCAGTTCGGCGACAGCCATCCGAAGGCTCTCCATCGCACGCGACATATCGGCGGTTATCGTTTCGCACATTACTGCACCCTCCCGGCGCCCGCCGTCTTCGCAGGCGCGAAAATGTCATCCGGCAGATATTCTTCCATCGTGTCCTCTAAAATCTGATTGCGCTGTTTTGTCGACGGCTTGCGATATCCCGACCGGTCAACCCGTGGGGCAATAGCCGCATGTCGAACACGCCCGCCTTGGAGCGAAGCGCGATCGTCCGATGAGGCCAAAATGAACGCATCTAAGAATCTTGCCAACCTCCGTACCCCAGTCAGCCACAACACCCCAGCACCAAGGGACACGGCAAGAAAGAAGCCAAGCCCGACAAAAGCGGCAGGGCGTCCGCCGGCTGAAATCACGATTCCCGTTATCAGCACCGAACCGGCGAGAAAGGCGAGTGAGTTTTTAATCATTGGGTCCATCTCCTGATAAAGAGTTTGCCTGTTTGCCTTGCGCGGATCAATGGTACTTTCGCCGTAGAAATCTACTTACTCTGGGCCTTAGTACGTTGGGTCTGCTTTCCGCATTTGCAGACGAGGAGCGATGTCGGGTTCATGCGTCCGCACTCGCACGCACGGCGGGAACCTGCGCGACGTGTCCATTTCTTTCCGGCACGCATTCTGCCATCTGCCAATCTTTTCGCGCTGGTAGCCAAACCGTGCGCGCGGCTGGTCGACGAAGCCCAGTCAACCCATCGTTCAAGATCAAACGGCTTCCCGTCTTTGCCCGCTCCGCTCATGAGCGTTCCCGCATTTCGTACACGCGCGGCAACCCCTCGGCTTGGAGCTGGTCGAACTTTCCCAGATCGGTGAGGTAGCCGGCGCGGCGGGCTTTTTGTCGCTGCCTCTGTTCGCGGGCGTTTTTTTCTCGCCGCGCTTTCTTCCGGGCTGTGTGTGAACGAAAGCTCATTCCACCTCCAGGGGTCCAAGATGTACCGGGTTATCCTGGCGTTCGTCGCAGAGTCCGCATAGACCTTCGGGGCCTAGTACTTTGGGACGGAAACGGTGCCGCGGTTCTTTTTTGTCGGCCTCGGCATGGTGTGCGGCTTGTTCGGCTCGGGTTTGCTCGACATAGGCCGCTATCTTTCTGTCCAGGGCGTGGATTTCATCGCGATCCCACCAACCGCACAGCGCACACTGGAATGTGTTTTTCAGGGATTCGAACCTGTGTGGAATCCTCCGGTAGTCTTCCCACGTCGGCATTCCTGGTCGAACGCTTTCAGGCTCACGCGCAGGGCTCGAACTGACTGAGGCCAATGCATAGGCCTTGTCACCCTCTACGGCTCGGACATCCTTTTCACCATCGACACGTGGGAAGGGTGCCTCGGATATCCACTTTTTGTACTTCTCATCCGACAGCACGAAGCAACCGCGCAAAGCCCACCAAACCCAACGAAGCATTTTGAAACCCCTTTCCTGGTCGAACGCTCTCAGCTCGACGCCTCAAAACCGCCGACTGAGGCCAAAGAATAATCGAAAAGAAATTACCGCGCAACCACCCAAAAGGGCTAAGAGGTACCATTTCAACCCTCGAAAATAGATTTCACGCATTTCCTTACGCAGAAAATGCGCAACTGGTTGCGTAATATGTTGCGCAAGAACGCGCACCCGGTTGCGTCTACCATCCTTTTTAACTGGATACAACCTTTTTGATAGAAAACAACAACAGCCTGGGCGAACAAATGGAGTATTGCGGGTTGTTGTTGTTGCTGGGTACAATTCTCTCCTGATTCCGTGATAAGATAAGTCTGGGTCCAGGCTGCTCAGCACCCATTGAGCGGAATGGTAAATGCTCCGGTGAGGCGGCGTGGCTTCGTCTCCTGGCCGCCAACCGGGGCAATAACTTTCTTAGGAGACGAACAAATGGCTTCGCCTGCGCTGGTTTCGACAAAGACCCCGACCGCTGGATTTTTCCAAGTCCCCAGTTCCTTCGCCGAAAACCAAGCTTCCATGATTCCCGCTGAAAGAGCGCTGGGGCTCATCCTATTTCGCCGCGCAACAGACAGCCGGGGAATCACTCACTTTGAAGGCACTGCTACGATATCAGATCGTACGTGGGAATCCTGGACGGGAATGAAACCCCGCATGAAGGAACTCGCGATCAAGGGCCTACGCGAACGCGGTCTTGGAGTCGAGGGCCGGGGCGATACCGCGAAATTCCGCTTCGATGTCAACCGCTGGAATGAATCACTGAAAGATCAAACCCGTTCCAACTACGACCCGAAACGAACCGAACGCGATCAAGCCGCGGCGGCCAAAAAGGTACATCCGGATTGCGCAACCAGTTGCGCGAAGCTTCGTGAACTGCAAGCCAAAGAAGGCGGATCAAATCAGACAAGTGCTTTGCTTGTAATGCCAGTCGCGCAACCAGTTGCGCAAAGCAAGAAGTCCGTATCGTCCGATCCGGAAGTAAAGTGGGTAAAAACTCTGGCCGCGATGCGGTCGCAGTTTGCCTCGGCGGGCGTCGAGTTACTATTGAAACTCATCGCGATCCTCTGGGCGATTACCGGGCTCGACAAGGTTTCGGATTACGTTCTCGCTGAAGCGATCAAGCAGGCGTACGCGGAAAGTCTTGGCCGGTGGAGGTCGCCGATGCTTCTCCTTACCACGGTTCCCAATGTGCTCAAGGGCTGGAAGGCCAAGGGGCAACCGATGGACGACACGGGCGAGGATGCCGGGCATGTTTCCTTGTCGCCTCCCAGTGCTCGCGATGTGGAGCGGGCGCGGAAGATTGCCGACGATGTCAAATCGGGACGAAAGGTTAATCCTCCGTACGATCCATTCGACATTGAGTGGGCGGCGCAAGTTTTGAGCGAAACGAAGACCTGATGCCGATCCGTCCCGAGTTGAAACAATTCTACGGCGTCGAGTGGAAGACCGTAACGCGGCCTCGGATTCTGGCGGGCCGATGAAGGCCGGGCTGTACAAAGCGATCGATAAGAAGTACGCGGAGATGGAAGCGTCGATCAAGCTGCGTTTCCGGGAAGCTCACATGCGGATAGAGCGGCTTGAAAAGCAGGTCGGTAATCTCGCCCTCGAATTGGTCCTCATTAAGCAAGACTTCGAACACCACACACATAAAGTGTCCGGGTACGTCCAAGCTGGAGAAACGGTTTTAGAAACCGCTCCACCGGAGCGACAGTCTGTGAATGTCGAACGAGCTCGACCCCATGCACAGACTCAAGCCCGCTGAGGCCAAAACAAAAAGCCCTCCCAGCTTTTCACGGCTGAAAGGGCTTGAAAGGTTCCAAATGAATTATCCGCTTGTCAGCTTATCACGTCACAAGCTCAACCGCTTTTTCCTCCGCGTATTTCCCCGGCTCCTCCAAATCGTTTCGCATTCCGGTGAAGACTTCGATGAGAATACATTCCAGGGCCGATCGTACGATGTCCTCGTGGGCTACCATACCTTCGGCGGCATGATCCAGTGCGGCAACGGTATCGACTAACCTCTGTGAAAGGTTTCGACATTGCGCAGTCAGCGACTCATCCGAGAACCGCGCGTTCAACGTCTGCTGGTGAACCTCCCAGCGTTTCCTGTCGCGCTCCGCTTTTAGTTCCGGGTCAGTGGTTCTGAAGTTCCGCAGGAATAACCAGCCGCAATAGAACAGGGCTTGCGCGTCCATGGCTCGGGCTACGTCGGGATGCTTTTCCTGGAAATGCTGAGACAGTCCTTCGATATACTTGCGCAGCCGTGCGTTCGGTTCGCCGATGACTTGTAAGCGGGGTCCTGTGAACTTCTGTCCGCAGAAGCATGTGGTGATGTCCGCGAGTTCGTTCATTATGGTTTGGCCTCCGGTCTTCCGTCGTTCTGCGATTCGGCGGGGTCGCGTCCGACCAGGTCAAGCGCTGCTTGCACGACGGCCAAACGCTTTTCAGCGTCCCTCAATTGCTGCTTATACAACGGCAGCACCATGTTCGCGGCCGCTTTCATGTCCGGACTTTCGCCGACAAAAAGCAGCGAGGTAGCTTCGATGGATGCTCGCAGGCTCTCCACTCTTTCTGTCGCTTCGTAAAGATCATCCGGACTGGTTGCCGGGCTTGCCTGCGAATCCCTCAACCTCTGTTCGAATTCGCAGCACAGATAATTTCTGATCGCGATTTGCAGTGGAGCGATTCCCAAACCCGGAAAGACGCGCGGTAGAATCGCGCACAGTTCGGACGCTAACGTCTCAGCGGCTTCGATATCTTCGCGCAGATCATCGTCGGAAGGCACCCAATAATACGGATCATCTGGCGGAAACATGGAATCCCTCCTGTCGCTGGTGAACCGTCAACGTCTCGCCCGATTGTGACGAGGCCAAACCATCATTACGCCGCACTGTTTCCTCCAATCTCAATGACTCCATCACTAGGTGCTGACTCTTCCTCCTCATCCACTGGTAGCGTAAAGAACTGTTCTAAAAACGCCATGCGTTGCTGCTCTGGTCCAATCTCGACACTCAACTGCGGATGCTCGGCGATCATCTGCCCAAGCACACCGGGTCCAAGCTCACGCCGCATATCTGCCCACTTGAACATGCCATGTCCTTCTAAGAACCAATCCCGGAAGTAGAACCCTCCCAAGCCGTCCGGATCTTTGAAGCGCTCCATCATTTGCGGGGCAATGTGAACAACGAACATTCCCCACTTGTTGCAGTGCTGCAAGAACGTCCGCTGTTCAGGCGTCAGATTCGGGTCTTCGGCCGGCGCCGTCGTTGCTGTTGTGGCTTGTGGCGGCGGGCCGTGTGGTGGCGGTGCGGCGGGGAGTGCTTGCGGGTTCGTCTGCGGCGGCGTCCAGGCGTGCGGGGCGGGCTTCGACTTGCCGTTGTTGATCATCTCCAGTACTCCGGGAATTGCTTCAGACACGCCCTCAACAATGGTTTGCAGCGGGTTTTCCCACCATGCACCGGGCTTCGAATCGCCCATCAGTTCCTTCGCGGCAAGCAGGGCAGGCTGGATTTCCTTGATCTGCTCGAGCAGGTTCTTCTGGGGGGTGGTTGCCTTGTTGCGGAGTTCCTTCAACTCTTCGCGAAGCTCTTTCCGATCGGCGCGGAGTTCTTCGATTATCAGATTGAAGGCTGAATTGTCCGGCGGCAGGGGCGCGGCCGGTGCGGGCTTGTTCAGCGCGGCATCGATCAACTTCCCGACCAGAACATCCGAACCGCTGCTCTTGCTCGCGAACCGCTCTACCATGTCCATCTGCTCTTTCATGCTGAACCCTGGGGGATACATGTTAGCGACTCCGTTCTGTTGTTGCTGCTGCGCGATTAGCTTCGGTCCTGCCCACTTCCAAACTTCGTTTGCGGGATCGTCGATCCAGTCTCCAGGCGGAACCCGCGGCGGATAGTCCATGTTCAGGATGTCGAAATATTCCTTCGCCCATCGCTTGTACTCCCCCGTCGTCTGGTCGATGTTCAGGATATCGATGCGATAGACGCCCGAACCCTCGTCGAGCATGATTCGATCCTTGTCGAAAGGACCCGCATACTTGCGGATGTTGATCGGCCTTCCTCCGCTCCGGCGGTCGACCGTGGGCGCGACTCGATAGAGGTAGGCGATAGTGCGATCCCAGTCCGCGGGCTTGTAGTTTGCGAGTTCGAGCCAGATATCGCGATCGACGCGGGTTCTTGCGGCGGCGGGCAGCGGTTCGTCTTCATCGTCGGTTGGCAGGGGTGGGGGCGGCTGATTATTCCGGGTTTTCGATCCCTTCGGCCTTCCCGGACGCCTTTTCTCA